CGGTAACGTATTAACGCGCCGTCTGGATATTTATCATGGCCGTCTGCGACAGCCCACCACCCCACGGAGAAAGGTGACGCGCTGCCCCAGTCGAATGACCGGAACTTTGTCCAGTTAATCGGTATTTCAAACGGCCTGATTACATGCAGATCACGTTTCCATACATCGCCAAAGAAACTGCCAACAACTAAATCCCAATCACCTTCACGCAAAGCGCGGCCTAATTCTTCAGGCAGTGCGCTAAAACTTGAGGCATATGAAGGGTCAATATACTTATTGTCCGTCATCTTGGCCGGGATATACATAGTCAGCCAGCCCTTGTCAGACGGGTTGTTTGGATCACGCATGGTATGATCGAAGAAATAGCTTTCCGCTGGCGCTGGATCGATATAGAGGGCCTTTAGAAAGTTATGCGATTGACCGCCGGGATTAGCTGTCATTACCAAACGCGGCAGAAAGCCCTGTTGTTTTGCCTCAAAGTTGCCAAGACGCATACGCGATTTAATATAGCCAAGCTGGTACGGCGTCATTTGCCCGGCCTCATCAACCAGCGCTATATGTATCTCTGTACCCTGAATACGGTCACAATCGCTATCNCGCTCCAAATACTGGAACTGGATGCTGCTNCCGTTATAAAACTCATAACGCTTGCGCGTTTCGTTAAAGTTGCCAAGTTCTGGCGGCATTTCTTTCTTCAACGGCTGTATATGGTTGCTATCAAGCTCTGGCAAGCTGCGCCTGAAGATAAACGCCTGCAAGCCAGGGTTTTCCAAGCAAAAGCCTATGATGTCCCAGCGGCCACTATGCGACTTACCACCGCCTGCGGCGCCTCCAAACAATATCTGCTTGGCCTTGCATTTATGCAAGAGCGCCTGCTTTGGCTGTGGCTGGTAATCCAGCTTGATTGTTTTCTGGGCCATTTATGCAAATATCGCTTGATCTACAGCGCGGCTTGACAACAGATCGGGCGAATCTGTTTTTTTAGGATCAAATTCTGCATCTAAAAGCCTTATGTTTTTAGGGTCAAAGACAACTGTTTCATCATCCGCTTTGATGCCATCAAATCCTGCTGCTTTCGCCTTTTTGCTCAATTCTGCGGAACCAACAGGGCCAACCCTTACATAGTCAGAAAGAGAGGTGTAAAAATCGTCATTCCACCCTTCAAAATAGTCAATGTCCTTGTAAGTTGATGTTTTCATTTGGTAAGCAAACTGATCGAACAAACGCTGTTTAGCCTCTGCCTCATCTTTCGCAAAAAACCCCCTGGCATCAACGCGCAAATCAACTGTTTCTGGGTATTCTTTGCCTTTGTATATTTGCGGGTTTCTTGTCGGATCAACAATTTGGGCATAAACGCCTGTTGTTCCATCTGGATTCTGGCCGGGGTTAAACTTTACGTTTCCATCAAAATATTTAACTAATTTTTTTGCGCCTTCTAAACCTTCTTTTGTGAAATCATCTAAAGCGCCAATTTCATCTAATTGAGTAGCCCAACCAATGAATTTTTTAGCACCGCCGAGCGTGTAATCACCCGTTTTGTTTTCAAGGTCTAAAAACTTTCCCCTCACAACGTATTTGCCAACATTGGGGCCATAATAGCTAGCTTCGCCGGGATTAGACGCAAAATAAATTCCTTTGCCATAAAAACCAGCATCTGTTGCACTGCCAATTTTCTTTTCGTCAAACTCCGATAGTTTTTCTGCACTTGTGCCATGATAGACAGGATTATCAACGTCAAATCCTTGCTCTTTTGCTCTGGACAATCTTGCAGCACCAGCGGCCTCGTTAGGGTTAGGACGCCTCATAAGTACAGAAGATTGGTCATCAATCATGCCAAAAACTTCTTCTAGCGTGGCATCTGGCTTACCAACTGGCCTGCGCCCTAATCTATAAGCACCAACTGCGGCAGCTTTAGAAGAAACCTGACCTTGTAACATCGGGTTGTCGGCCATTGCCGCTGCTTGTAACTCTTGGCCTATGCCAGAACCTCTGAACTGTTCAGGCACTTCCAACCCTAAAACAGACGTTGGCCCATCCTTGCGCTGCACAACCTCTATAAAGCCACCGCTATCAGGGTCTGTGTATGTTACAGATTTAGCGCCCTCGCCAAACGTATCAGACACATCACCAGTATTTGTCACCTTTATCCTTGAAGCAACCCTAGCAGCCCTTGGTGCCTTTAATGCAGTACCAACAGCAGCTAATGGCGGTACAAACGCACCACCAGCCTGAAGCACATCACCAGCAACGCCCAGCGTCTGCAAACCAGCATCAAGGTAATTACCCTGCCTGACATTTGCTCCAAAACTAGGAAGCATCTGACCAGCCTGCATAGGATCAGGCGCATAGCCCATCACATCAGCAATGCCAGCACCAGGCGCAAACAATGACGCAGTCGCAGCTGGCGCCCTAGCATCAGCCATAGTAGTCGGCTGATTAATATCAGCCATTGATGGCCGCATCTTGCCAGCAAAGAACCTGCTATCGCTAAACGGATCAGGCCTGGCATCAGTCATCAACTTCTGCGCCATCATACGGCGTGAAAACGCGCTCTCTGCCATGCAACCTGAACCTTGTTATTTTGTTAGACAGGGGCGTGTTAACATATCGCCTTCGTCGCCGCCGCGAGCCAGCCCTGGGGGTATGACCGGGGGCGGGTCTAAATCGAGTGCCGCCCCTCAAAGGCGGTAACACACCACGCTGTAAGCTATGGCCAGCAATGCTTTAGACCACGATGGCTTATCGCTGTTATAGTTTTGTTATAGTTTTACCCTGCCGGCGTAACGTCTATGACCTCTGGATCACCATCACGCATAATATTGATCTGCACTGCTAGGCCACCGCCTTTGCCAGCGTCAGAGCCAAACGTAGCCTTCTGAGTGCGTTCTAAGTACCAGCTATCAGCACGCCAGTCCTTTTCTCCAGCTTTTCCAATGCGTTGCACCCTGAGCGCCACAGCCGCGCTTTCTGCTGCGCGTATCTCGCTCTTAAACTTGTCGTCCTCGCTTATCCAGCGATGCAGCGTTGCCTCGCTAACCCCTGCTACAGCGGCAGCGTGTACTTTCGGCACACCATCGCCTAGTAGCTCGATGATTGCAGCACGTTTATCCTCACGCACCACAAGCGGTTGCGATGGTTGCGCTACTGCAACCGCAACTGGTTGCGCTGGTTGCACTGGTTGCATTGCTTGGTTGCGCTGACGTAAAGCACGACGCACTGCCATAGTTCTGGGCTGTTTAGAAACCCATTCCTCTTTCTTGCAACGCTTTTGTATTGCCTGCCTTGATACGTCATAGTCGTTAGCAACGCTGGTAAATCCTTCACCAGCTTGCACACGCTCTCTGATTTCATCCCAGTCCACCTGGGCTGGCTGAAACTTACGCATACCGTCCTCATAGCAAAGCAGACTGAGCGAGGGCGCCCAGCCTGCTTTTAGTTGTGGCCATGACATGGCCGAATCATACAACAAAGCTAACACATTTCACGGCATACGCAACACACATTGTCGAAATAAGTTAAAATGAAACATTATTTAAGGTGTTCTTAAGGGTTCTTAAGGGATAGTGTGTCACAGTGGCACATGGTGATGGCGTATTTGACACATGGTTTGCTTGGTTTTGACACATGGTTACACCTTATAATGCAACCGTATAAGCGCATCCATATAGTTGCGCTTTACTACCCTGCCATCAATTCCATAGCCTAACAGCCTTGCCAGCCTAGTCCACGGCGCACCTCTTGCCTTAAACGCTGCGCTATGCGCTACAGCCCAGACCAGCTTGCGATCTGCTTCTGGCATCGAAACAGTCAACTCCAATGCCCTGTCATAGTTGTCAATCTGCTTTGAGGTTGGCCGTAGCATTGTCTCGCCTATCTGTGTCCAGCCGTAACCATGCCAGTCATTCACAACATCAGGCCATGCAGATAGCTTTTGCTGGCGTATGGCTCTTGGCAGGCGTCTATCGGTTTCTGCAGCTTCCATGAATAGGCTGTTAAGGGCATTAACGTCCATGATGCTGTATCTCCATCTTTTCCACAAACTGGCGCTGTTGAAATATATTCATTTCCCAATACTTGTTTCTGATGCTTTTAAAGCGGTCAATTGACAGGCGATCACGCAATCTTTTAAACACTTTTTCCTGTCTGTAACCAAAGTCATCAACCCGGCGTTTTGCCGCGACACACCTATACCTATGATTTGTGTGCTTCACAGTTTTGCTTATAAGTTGTTGAATTAATTGGGGGTCAATTTTTTCACTTGACACATTTTTAGGTGGCTGTAAAATTGAGTTTAAGCAATCAGCTTTATCTTGCGTTTCAGCACATTGATAGCTTTCTTTTTCAATATAGTTTTTAGGTTCTTGGATAGCTAACAGCTTGCTGGCTTGTTCAGCAGCATAGCTTGCGGTTTTAGCTTGCTGTTCATCAATCATTGCTTTGGGCTTTTGCTGGTTAGTGCGTCTTGATTTTGGCATCGTGCTTTTCTCCCTAAATCTGATCTACAAATCCATCAATCTTTTTAATGGTGATAACTTCTAAAATACGTCTGGCCTGTTCGCGTGCTGCATCAATGTCCAGCACTGGATAGCGTCCCAATGTGACCAGCTTCTGCCTGCCATTTACCCGCGTTTTTACGATGAAAGCTGTCACGCCGTTAGCAGTCTGCTTTCTGGCACCAAAGCCCGGTATTTGCTGATCCCACAGCACTTCACCAGCCTTGATTGCCCTTATACTGTCGTTGCTCAATGTCATCTGTTTCCCTCTCTATAATCTGTCACGCCAACACTTGTCATTAGCGCACAGCAATTTGCCTGTGGCTGTCATTATCCATGTACCCATGTCCAGATTGTGCA